TCATGAACCCGTATCCGGGTGGTCGAACATCGTCTCCAGCTTCGCCGCGTTGGCAGGGTTCGTCTTCCGAGGGCGCCGGTAGTGCTTCTGCACGACCGCTGGCGTGTTGCCGAGCTGGTCGGCCGCGTCCTCGTTGGTGCCTCCCGCGTCGACGATGTGAGTACCAACCGTGTGCCGAAGCATCCGCGCCGCCACCCAGCCGTAACCGATCGCGTCGCACATCCGGCGAAACCGCTTCTGGAAATTCGCAGGGTCGACCCATTGCCCGTTCCACGTGACGAACAACGGGTTTCGGTCCCCGGCGGCGAGCTTGCGCCGGGTGAACATCGGCGCGGACCAACTCGGATACATCGGCTTGATGGGTGTACCGCCGGTCCGGTGACCGCCCTTCCGCCGCGGCTTGCGCACCAGCCCGACGCCCTCGACACGCACGAGGTGATGGTCGAGAAGGATGGTGCGCTCGGACGGCACGACTCCCGATCCGATCGCCGCCAGGATCTCTCCAGGGCGGGCGCCGGTCGCAAGCATCGCCTCGACGATGTCCGGCATGTCCAGCCACGCCTGGGCTCCGGCGTCGCCGCGTTTGCTCTCCTGCACCCTCTCCGTGCAGAACGCTCGCACCTTCGCCATGAAGTCCGCGCGCTCGTGCGGTTCCAACGCGCGCACGTCTTCCTTGATGATCTGCTCGATCATCTCGACCGCTTTGGCCGGGTTCGTTGTCATCGCGTTGTGCCGCATCGCGTAGCCGCACACGTTGGACAACACAGTCCTGGCTCGCTTCGCCGCGGCGTATCCGTCGCCCTTGGAACGCTTGCTTTTCGCCGCTTCGTCGCGGATGGCTTTCAGGACCTCGTCACACAGGCCCGGGTTTTCGGCCTCCCAGCACGCCAGCTCGCCCATGCGGGCCTTCAGCTGTGCGACGGTGTCGCGGTAGTCGTAGTACGACTTCTCCGCCCGTTCGCCGCGGTCGACCTTCTTCTTGAACTCGGCGAGCCATTTGTCCATCACCAGGCCGAAACGGCTCTCGCTGCTTAGGATCGATCCGACCACACGGTCGGAGATCTTCACGACGCGCTTCTTGAGGGCGTTCCTTGCCGCTCTCTCGGTCGCGCCGCGGGCGCTCGGGCGCGCAGATCGGCCGCTGCGCAACCGGATGCGCACCCGAGCCTCCCAAAGTTCCGGGTCGTCACGGATCAGTCTGTAGGTGATCTCGCTGACGTACCCGAGGTCCGCGCGGGGTCTTCCCATCGGAGGACTCCTTCCGCGCGCAGACGCGCGCCTATGACTCTGATTGGTCGATGAGCTGCAGGTACCGGTCCGTCTCCGGGGCGCGGGCAGAACTCCGCGGTGTGTGCTCGCGCAACAGGTCGCGGACGCTCTGTTTCAGTGCGGCAGCTTCCGCATGGACATCCGCGCGGAGGTCCGCGCGCAACTGCTCGCGGTCAATCTCGGCGCGCCGGCGACCTGCTTCGTGATGGACGACCGCCACGAACGTCACCCAGCTGAGCACCATGACGCCGTTGGTGAAGATGAAGGTCGGCGGGTGCCAGTCGTATGCGTTGCTTGCCCACCCGATCAGCCCATTGGCTGCGGTCGCCACGACGGCACCTATCAGTGACAGCATCACGGCCAGGCGGACGGACCTGTCGTTACGGACTGTGCTCGACTGGTAAAGCTGTTGGGTCACTGGTACCCCTCCTGCGGTCTAGGCGACTACCCCAATCGCAGGTAATACCAACATAAAGCAGCTTAATGTTACGTCCGTTTTGGCAGCGTCACTCGCCTAGACGAGCGATACGCCGAGTGACCAAACCCGGATGGTCTAACCTGCTTGTTTTCGATCGTCTGTTCGATTAGCCTTCGCGCGCCGCATCGCGAGTGCGTCTTGGAGGAATCGATCACCCTCGTCGGACCCCCAGACCTCTTCGACGATCACTGCAGTGTTGGCCAGCTCCATTCGGTTCATGGTCAACACGGACGGCACGTCAGTGGCTGCGATCAACTCGGGGAGCGGGCCGCGGCCGGCAAGGAAGGCCTCGAATGAGCCGGTCGGAAATCCCAGGGCCGTTTCGATCTGGGTCAGAGTGTTGGGTTCAACTTTGGCTCCGCGCTCGGCGAGGCTAACGACGCTGACGGATAGCCCGGTCGCAGCGGCGAGGTCGTCCTGCTTTCGCATCCCCTTTTGGCGGCGCGTGCGCTTGATCAGCGCGCCTAGTTGCGTGCGCGCTTGCGTCTTCTGCGTCTCCATGGGGCGAGCATGACGTTTCGGTGTGCACGGGGCCACTCGTTCGCCTGGTCGCCAGCCGGTCAGAGGTCTTCGGCGGAGACGTTCCGTACGTAAGATCCGCATGTTGCCCAAGTTACCTGTCGTTGCCTGAACTGGCAAGGTTCAACCTGATGTCACCTGACTTGCGGCTTACTGCTTGCCAACTTACGTATTTTACGTATTCTGTGGTTATGCCGATCCTCCGCAACGTCAGAGCCAAGCGACTGGCACTGACCGTCAAGAGGGGTCGAAAGATCACCGCCCGCGAGATCGCGGAGCAGATCGGAATGACCCCCAGCCACTACTACAACGTCGAGCAGGGCAGCCAGCCCGGCTCTGAAGAGATGGCACTGCTGCTGGCCAAGGCGTTCGAGTGCGAAGTCAGCGAGCTTCTCCCCGCGGCGAAGGGAAAGCCGAGCAAGCCGCCGGTACAACCGAAGCCCACCACGACCGGACCGCCGAAGCGCGAACAGTCCGACACGAAGTCGCCTGGCCGCATCCAACCCGAAGCCGGTGCGGCATGAACGCCGAGATCCTGGGCTTGCTCAACGAGCTTCTCGACCGCGTGAAGCGCCTCGAGAAAGCCGCGTCCGCACCGCCTCGCCAGGCATGGAAGCCGAGCGAGGTCTCCAAGCTCACCGGCGTCAGCTACGACACCGTGCTCGACCTGATCCACGCGGGCGAAATCGGATACGTCCCTGCAGGACGAATGCACGTCGTGCCGGACGCCGAGCTGCAGCGCTGGCTTTCCCGCGGCATCACCGCCGCTTGATCGGAAGGGATCACCGTGTCTGAGTTGGACATCTTCGGCGCGGCCGGTGACGGCCTGACTGTCGAGCACTTCGGGATCGCTGAGGACGGCACCCCGTTCGTCCAGGCTCCCGCATTCGCCCGGGCACTCAACTACTCCCGCACGAGCGATGCGCTCAAGATGCTCGACGAAGCCGAGAAGGGTACGGCGATTTGCCGCACCCCCGGCGGCGACCAGCGCATGACCGTCATCTTCGAGGACGGCATCTGGGAACTGATCTTCCGCTCGACGCTCCCGTCGGCGAAGTCACTCAAGGGTCGGGTGAAGGCGATCCTCCGCGAGCTGCGGGAGACCGGCGTGGTCGACACGCGGCAGAAGCCGATGTCGGAGCTGGAGATGGCCGAGCGGTACGTCGCGGCCCTCAAGCGGAACGCGGAACTGGAGCCGGCCGCGCGGTCGTGGGGCGACTTGGCCGAGGCGGTCGGGGATTACTCGCTGCGGGAGGCAGCGCAGATCCTCGACCGGGACCCGGCGATCGCGACCGGCCAGAACCGGCTGGCGAAGTACCTGCGCGGGATCGGCTGGGTCGATGCGGGCGGGATGCCGTTTCAGCGTCAGGTGGAGCTTCGCCGGCTGGCGGTGCGCGCGTCGTCCTATGAGCATCCGCGGACCCGCGAGCAGGTCGTGACCCGGCAGATCCGGATCACGGTGAAGGGCGTGCACGAGTTGCACAAGCGGCTCGGCGGGTCCGGCCCGTTGCTGCTCGCTGCCTGATTTTCCGGCGGGCCGGGTGACCCCAGCGCCTCGGCTCGCCGGATTCCCAAGCCAGCAAATTAGTCGGCCCGGTGCTGTGAACACCGGGCCCAGATCAAGAGGAGTGGTCCCTCATGACCAGGAAGCATTCTGCCAGACCGGGGCGGCATTGCCGGTCGCGTGTGGGTTTGGTGGACGTGTGCCGGATTTACCGGCGTGAGCGTGGTTGGTTGTCGACGGCGGCTGTGTTCGGTGTGGTGCGCGCGGTTTGGCGGTGTGCGCGATGAGCACTCAGGCGGAGGTGGCTGCCCAGTTGATGGCGGTCGGCGGTCAGGTGCCGGTCGCGCAGGCCGTGCAGGTGAAGGAGCTGGCGGAGCAGCTTCACGCCGCGCAGGACGAGGCTGCTGCGGGGGTTGTGGCTGTGTTGGGTGAGCAGTCGCAGCTCAATGAGCGTTTGCGGCAGAACGCGGAGGACGTGCAGGGCGCGATCCGTGCTGCGGTGGAGCAGATCGGCAACGCGGTGGTTCTGCTTGAGGGTTACCGGACGTCGTTGCAGGAGGCGGCTGCTGAGGTGATCAACCGATGAGCGCCGAGGCGACGCAGGTGTTGACGGTTGAGGGTGTGCTGGCTGAGCCGGATGTGCTGGGCGCGATGTTGCGCTGCTGGCGGGACGGCGTCGTGACCGCGCCGTTGCCGGTGGTGCGTGAGCCGGTGTCGGTGGAGTACATGCCGACGCAGCCGACGTTTCGTGTTGTGGCACCGCGGTTTCCGCGTGCGGCGGCGGTGGTGCGTTGGGTGTCGACGGTTGGTGCGGCTGGTGTGGCGATGGGTTGTTTCGCGACGGCGGGCGCGTTGGGTGTCGCGGCTGGTGCGGGGGTGTGGTCGTGAACGACTTCGACACGCTGGGGCGGATCGTTGCTCACGCAGAGGCGTGGCGACTGGACGATCATCGGCTCCTGTCGGTGCGTCTTGCAGGGCAACCGGTTGTGCGGCTGCACGATGACGATGTGTCCGCGTTTGCTTCGTGGGTCGAGCATCTGTCGCAGAAGCGGATGCAGGTAGAGCGCGGTGCCTCGCTTTCCCTGATCACGGTGTCTGGCCTGATCTTGTGCGGGAAACCGATCTCAGTCGTTATGACCGTGCTTTCCAGCCTGGTCCCGGAGTTCGTTGCCCACGATGGTTTGTCCATTGAGGACTTTGTCGCGGTGGCCGCGACTCGACAGCGGGTTCTTGCGCCCGCGAAAGCGGGTGCGTGATGGCGTGGGGAGACCGGTTGATCAACCGCACGGTGGAGCGGGCGAAGGACGACGTCGCCCGGGAGAAGACCGCGACGCGGCAGCAGAAAACCAACGAGGCCAACAAGACCGAACAGCCGAAGGACACGCCGCGATGACCGAGACGACGATCAAAACCCCGGCCGCTGAACTGGCCGAGAAGCTCACCGCGGTCGCCGAGCACCTCCGCAGGAACCCTCACCTGCCATCGGTCAACGTGGATGCTCGCTCGGCGAAGGACCCGTCCGGATTCGTCATGCAGATCGCCGCTTACGGCTACCTGGGCGAGGTGGACGGCGTGCAGGCGTTGCTGGCGTGGGCGAAGTCCTTCGACCACCCGACGATCTCTCTGCGGTGGCATGACGAAGAAGCGCGCACGGTGACGGTCGAGGTCGAGGCGACGCTCGGCGGCTACACCGCGCGGGTTTGGGACACCGAGGGCGGCGATTTGCATCGCTGGCGGACCGGCGGGAAGTACGCGCGGACCGAGATCACGCTCGCTCGGTTGACCGAGTACGTGGCGGCTGGCACGGTCGAAGGGCTCGGTGCGTGATGAGCAAGGCTGCTGTCGAGTACCAGAAGAACGGCGTTGTCATCGTTCCGCCGCTCCCGCTGTTCCCCGAGCCGCACAACAAGCTGGACCACGGGGTGTGCGGGTGCGGGCTGAAGGTCGAGACCCTGGCTGCGTGGGAAGAGCACCGCAAGCACATCGGCCGAGGGATTCTGCAGTCGAAGACGCAGCATCTCTCCGAACCGACCCAGGAGGAGAAGCTCACCCGCGAGCTGCGGGACCGGAATCGTGCGTACGGCAAGGCTTCCGCGACGATCGGCGAGTTGCGTGCGACGGTTGCGCGGTTGGCGTTGGAGCGTGCGCAGGAACGGCAGGCGGTACCCGGGTTCGTTGACGGAGACCTGCTCGCCGACGTGCTCACGGATTCGGCACCGCCGGAGTGGACGAAGGAAGCGGCGCGGGCGCGCGCGGAGAAGACGCTCACCGCGGTCGCAGCGGCGGGGTTCCGGGTGTTGCGCGGGCAGGGCCGGGAACCGTGGCCGCCGACTGCCGAGCCTGGGTTTCGCCGGTTCCACGCGGACCAGCTCGTGCACTCGAATCCTGTGCGGAAGCTGTCGTTCGAGCCTCGTGAGGGGATGCGGCTTCGTCGGCTGCATGACGGTGCCGTGCGGACGGTGACGTCCGTTCGGTCGGATCCGAAGGTGCCGTATGGGCTGGCGGTGTTCGTGGACGAGGGCAGGGTCACGGAGTTGGGTCCGATCGTCCTCGACGCGTGGGAAGTCGCGCCGCGCGTGCCGAAGCCGGGCGGAGGTGCGTGATGTACGAGTCCCGCGCTTACGACCGGCCGACCGAGTTTGGGCCGGAACCTGTCGTCGTGCTCGTGGTGTCGGGCACGCATGACGTGTCGCGTCTCGCGCACCTGTTCAACGGCGGGTCGCCGCTGTGCGAACACATCGAGGTCGGCGGGAAGCTCACGGCACAGATCGCCCGCCACAACGGCGGCCGTGCCGCGTTGAAGCTTCTCGCTCACCACGGTGGCCCTCATCTTCTGGAGCGTCTGGACGGTGGATCGTGAGCGACGCCAGCAAAATCGAATGGACGGACGCGACTTGGAACCCGGCGACCGGGTGCACGAAGGTGTCGCCGGGTTGCGATCACTGCTACGCGGAAACGCTGCACGAACGCTTCCACGGCAAGGGATCGTTCGCGACGGTGACGTTGCATCCGGCGCGGTTGGACGTGCCGTTGCGGTGGCGGAAGCCGCGGCGAGTGTTCGTGAACTCGATGAGCGACCTGTTCCACGACGACGTGCCGGACGAGTACATCGCCAAGGTATTCGGCGTGATGGCGGCGGCCTCGCACCACACGTTCCAGGTTCTGACCAAGCGCCACGGTCGGATGCGGTCGCTGCTCAGCGACGACGGATTCCGCGAGCAGGTGTTCCTCGCGAACAACCTGGACCAGGGCGACGTGCTCGGAGAAGGCTGGCCGCTGCCGAACGTGTGGCTAGGTGTGTCCACTGAGGACCAGCGTTGGGCGGACATCCGGATCCCGGCGCTGCTCGACACCCCGGCGGCGGTTCGGTGGATCTCCGCCGAACCGCTGCTCGGACCGATCGACCTTCACCGAGGCTGGAGCGCTCGCCGCCTCGACTGGGTAGTTGTCGGTGGCGAGTCCGGCCGGGCCGCTCGGCCGATGCATCCCGAGTGGGCGCGGTCCCTCCGGGACCAATGCGTCGAGGTCGGCGTGCCGTTCCTGTTCAAGCAGTGGGGCGAGTGGGGGCCCGCGCCCTGGAGCATTCGGCTCTGCGACCCTGCCGTCGGCTGGCTGGGCACCGACGACGAGTTGGCCGCCGCGAAAGGCGACGCGGAGGCGCGCGGTGCCACGCACGCCTACGCCTCCTGGGCTCACCAGTACGGCCACGAACCGTACAAGCCGATCGCGAAACCGTGGTCCCTCGAACGAGATGACCATCTCGACGCCCACCAAGCACCGATTCGGCGCTGGGGCAAGAAACGCGCCGGGCGTGAACTTGACGGGCGCACCTGGGACCAGTACCCGACGGGGGTCGCGTGATGCAGTGGCAGATCGAGCCCATGCCCCGCTGGCCCTACCCGGAAACGAAGTCGCGCCGGTGGAACCCGTTCCGTGCGAAGTTCGACGCCACCCTCGAACTGCTCGCCGACGAACTCGACCACCTCAAGGTCGAAGGCGCGGTCGCGGTGCGGGTCGTCGCTGCCGAGGCCGACGTTCGACGTGACGGGATGCTTCGCGCCCGCGCAGAAGTCCGGCACCCCGGCGTCGCGATCTCCTTCACCTCCGCGAAGCTCGGCGCACTCACCTACCCGTGCGACGCGTTCAAAGGCCGCTACTACGGAGACCCCGACTGGCAGGTCAACCTCCGCGCCATCGCGCTCGGGTTGCAGCACCTCCGCGCCCTCGACCGGTACGGCGTCGCCGCCCGCGGCGAGCAGTACGCCGGCTGGCGCGCCATCGAATCCACCGCGCCTGTCGGGTTCGGTTCGGTGGACGACGCGGTGCGGTGGCTGGCCGAGTTCACCGAACGCAGCAGGCACACCGCATTGCCGGTTCTTCTTCGCCTCGCCACCCGGCTCGCGCACCCGGACGTCGGCGGCGACCCGACCGCTTGGGCGCGGGTCGACGCGGCACGCCAGCTGTTGAAGCGGGCGGGGGTGATCGCGTGACCGTGCTGCAGCAAGCGATCGGCGGTGTCGGCCTGGTCCTCGTCGTGCTCGCGATCGTCCTCGCGGTCGACAAGCGCTACCCGCTCCGGCACCTCGACGACAAGCCCGAACCGCCGCACACCGGCGGCCCGTGGCTCGCCGACGGCGACCTCAACCAGATCACCGATGAGCGGATCGCCGCCGAATCCAGGCTCTACCGAAAGGCCCCACGATGACCGCCCCCACCATCCACGCCGTCACGGTGTCGGCCGCTGACTGGCCGTCGTTCGCGGCGCACGTCGCTCGCGGCGGGTTCGCCATCGACACCGTGCCGACCGGGCCGACCCAGACGCCACACCACCGGCTCACCAAACCCGAGCCGCTCAACGGCGGCCTATCCGAACGTGAACTGCAGGTGTTGCAAGGCATGGCGGGCGGGCAGTCGAACGCGAAGATCGCGTCCGAGTTGTTCCTGTCGCCGGACACCATCAAGTCTCACGCGCGCCGCCTGTTCAAAAAGCTCGGCGTCGGCGACCGGGCCGAAGCTGTCGCGGTCGGCTACCAGCAAGGAATCCTCGGCGGTGCCCAGTGACCCTCACTGAATTTCCGGACGTGATCCAAGGCTCCGACGAGTGGCACGACCAACGTCGAGGGATCATCACCGCGTCCGTCGTGGGGCAGCTCATCACGCCGAAGACACGGAAGCCCGCCGCCAACGATCAGAGCCGCGGCCTCACGGCGCAGCTCGTAGCCGAACGCATCACCGGCCACACGGACCCGACCTACGTCGGGGACGACATGCTCCGCGGCATCGAGGAAGAGCTGACCGCGCGCGACCTGTACGCCAAGGTCTACGACCGCCAGGTCCGGCAGGTCGGTTTCCTTCTCCGCAAGGAGGAAACCTGGCAGCTCGGGTACTCGCCCGATGGTCTTGTCGGCGAGGACGGCCTGATCGAGGTGAAGTCACGCCGCTCCAAGCTTCACCTGCGAACGATCCTCGCCAGCGAGGTGCCCGTCGAGTTCATGGCGCAGTGCCAGGCCGGGCTGCTCGTCAGCGGCCGTGAGTGGCTGGACTTCATCAGCTACTCGGGCGGGATGCCGATGTGGCACAAGCGAGTGTTCCCGGATCCGGAGTGGCAGGAAGCGATCGTCGCCGTCGCTGAACGGTTCGAGGTCTCCGCTGCGGAGATGACTGCTGACTACTTGGCGAAAACCGTTGGCTTGCCCGTCACCGAGCGGACGACCGAGATGGAGATGACGATCTAGATGGACCTCACCGACAGCATCGCGCCCACGAGCGATCAGCTCGACGCGGTCGACCTTCTCGGCGGACCGCGGACCTTCACCATTGAGAAGGTTTCCAAGGGCAACGCCGAGCAGCCCGTCAACATCAAGCTCACCGAGTTCCCGCGATTGTGGCGCCCGGGGAAGAGCATGCGTCGCGTGCTCGTCGCGTGCTGGGGACCGGATGCGTCCACCTACGTCGGTCGCCGGGTGACCCTGTACTGCGATCCCGAAGTCCGGTTCGGCGGGCAGGCTGTCGGCGGGACCCGCATCAGCCACCTCAGCGGCCTCGACAAGCCGCGGCAGGTGCCGCTGCTGGTGACGCGCGGCAAGTCGGCGATCTTCGTTGTGCAGCCGTTGGTCGAGTCGACTGAGGATCGCGTGGCGGAGTTCAAGCGCGAGTGGAAGACCGCCACTCCCGAGCGGCGCAAGGTCATCGAGCGAGAGGTCGGTGCGTTGACGAACCCGGGCTCCGCCGGGGGTGTCGATCCGGCGGACCCGACGTTGCCGGACGACCCGGACCTCACTGCGGGCGGTGACGCGTGATGTCGGCCGAGGAGATCGCGTTGCGTGTGGCTGAGGAGCAGTCGCACTACGAGAAGTCGCAGGACTGGTTGGAGCGCGCCGAGTCCGCGTACGAGCAGTTCGATGCCGACCAGGATCCGCGCGACGTTTCGTTGCTGCGCAAGGCCGAGGTCGCGATCGGCCTGTCGCGTGCGCACGCCGCGCTGGCGGGCTTGTGGCCTCCGGCCAAAGTGATACTCGGCGCCCAGAGCCCAGTGCCGTCCGCTGCGGAAGACCACACCGGAGTTCGGCACTGACGTGGCCGGGTGGGGCGGGCTCACCCCCCTGCCTCCAGAAGCCCCGCCCGGCCACCACCCAACGAAGATCCGCTGCCGGTTCGGTGTCCGCAAAAGATGACAGACACCGTGCACGACAAATGAAAGGAGGCGAGATGACGCGCCGACCCCCCGACTCGCCGCTGACCGGCGACCGCTACCTCGAGACCCTCGTCCCCTCCGCCGAGAAGCTCGTTGCCGCCGTGCGCCGCGACGACACGATGTTCGTCGAGGCGATGCTCGCCGACGCCGAAATGGTGTACGAAGACGCGTTGACGGGTGCGCACGCCTTAGTCGTACTGCTCGCCGCGATGGTCCCGGACGACCGGACCGCCGCCGAACTTCTGCGGTGGCGCGCGAACCCCGACGAGTACCGACGTCATCGGGCTGCCGGTGTGCCCGCGAAGGAAGCTGCGGAACTCGCTGCGCAGATCGCTCCGATCCGTAGACCGCATCGGAGGACAGCCTGAATGGCTCGCTCGCACGCCCGTCTGTTGTTCACGATCTGGCAGGGACTGTCGGATGTGGACAGTGACGCCGCGAAACTCGTCTACTTCGCGGTGATGACGGAACCGCACACCACCCAGTGCGGCAGCGGCCCGGTGAGGTTTGGCCGGTGGCTGAAGAACCTCGGGTGGCCGGACGAGCAGGCGTTGCGGGACGCGCTCGACGAGCTGGACAAGAAACGCAAGGTGTTGATCGACTGGGAGACCGACGAGTTCCTGCTCCGGTCGTTCATTCGCTCCGATGAGGTGTGGCGGCAACCGCAGGTGCTGCGCGGCGGGTTGAAGGCCGCGCGGCAGATCGAGTCGCCGCGGCTGCGGCACGAACTGGCGACCGAGTTGCGGCGGATCCACGACGAGCACGTCGGCGATGTCGACGGGCTGACGTGGGAAGTTCTCGCGAACGAGGTCCCGGCCACGGCGGACGCGCTCGACGGCGGCCGCGTCGATCTGGACGAGGACATCGCTGGCCGTGTGGCGGTTGAGGAACCGCGTCCGGTGGCTGGCCGGCCGCCATCCCGCTGCCCGAAGCACCTGGAGAAGCCGACGACACGGGCGTGCCGGGCGTGCGGTTCGGCGCGGGACAAGGCCCGGGAGTGGGAGGTCGAGCAGTCCCGGGCGCAGGACGCGGCGCGCACCGCGGAGGCGCATGCGAAGGCGGCGGCGCGGCGTGCAGCGGTCGACGGGTGCGACCGCTGCGACGCGGACGGCTACGCGGGGACGGCTTTGTGTGATCACCAGCCTCGGACGCTGAGACCTAGGAGGGCGTCGTGACTCTGGACCGGACTGGAGATGAGGTCGTCGAGGACGAGCACGAGTGCGACGGCGGTTTCGAGGACCGCAACGCGGATCCGCCGCTGCGTCCGTGCCTGATCTGCCGCCCGAAGCTCGCGCCGCACCTGCTCCGGCAGAAGACGTTCGGACCGTACGAGGACAGCGCTCGCGAGGAAAGCGAGCGCCACCAACGAAACGAGGAAGCATGAGCACCACTAAGGACTTGATCGCGAAACGGGACTACGTCCATGAAGTGGAGCAGAAGCTTGGCGTGAGCCGCGAGTTCTCCGAAAGGATCGCTGACTTTGTCGTCGCGGAGATCGAGCGAATCGGCGCGGAGAACGCGTCTCTCGTGTTCGAGGTGAACGGTGACGGTACAGGTCCGTACTGCTCGTGGTGCTGGACGCTGGGCGGCCTGTGCACTCACCTCGCGGACCAGAAGGGCAAGAGACAGTGACCGCCGGGCTGCGCCGCTCACTGCAGCACGCTGTCGCCGTCGTCCGCGGTGACGCGTGGCGCACCTGCGCCACGTGCGGGCAGGGCTTCAGCGGCCGCGAGGAACCCGCCACCACGCACCTCGAAACCATCCCCGGCGGCGAAGACGACCCGCGTCTGCTCTGCCCCGCGTGCATCGACGCTGGTGTCGGCTGCCAGGCGCACGCCGCCGCCGGGCAAGGCTGGATGCACAAGGGCTGCGAGGTCGCACCGCCGGTCGAGCAGTGGCCGACTGACGACACCGACGCCGCGCCCGGCCGGTCCGGGCCGTACTACTTCGACCCGCCCACCATCCCCAACGTCCTCGCGATCGCTGACCCGCGACCCGCCGTCGCTGAGGTCTCCGTCCCGAACTTCCGCGTGCTCGGCGACCAGCGGGACGACCCTGAAGCGTTCATCCCGGACTCGTCCGGCCGTGGCGCGGAGATCATCCGGAAGATGTTCAACCCGACGCCGGAAGAACTCGCCGAGCGCCGCACCCGCGCCGAGGAACGCGAGGCACGGGAAGAGATCGAACGGCAACTCGTCCTCGCCAGGCACGCCGACCTCCTCGCGACCATCCCGGACATCCCGCAGAACAGCGTCGTTCGCGCGTTGATCCGCGACCACGCACCCAAGCTCAACGGCGAGAAGCGCCTCGAATGCCGTGGCTGCGCGCAGGTCGACGGCTGCGACGAAGACGGCTGCGACGCCCTCTACTGGCCGACCGCGCCCTGCCCGACCTGGACCACCATCGAAAGCCTGCACAGGAGCACCACGTGAGCGAGCCCGAGGAAACCGAATACGGGCTGGTGATGCCGTTCGTCACCGTCACCAGCAAAGGCGGCCCGCACGACGACCAGTCGTACGTCGCCGGCTGGGCGATGGGCGCGCTCGACACCCGCCTCGAAGCCACCTACCCGGACGCGTGGAACGACATGATCCGCGCCGACTGCGCCCCGCAGGCCGACCGGATCGCGATGAAACACGGCTACGTCGCCGAGTTCGGGCCCGATCAGGACGGCTGGGTTCACATGCAGCTGAAGCGCAGCCTCGACGAGGTGATCTCATGACCGACCAGTTCTACGAGCGGGCCGAGAAGCAGTGGCGCAGCACCAACCAGCGCCGCGACGCCGTCACCGGCCGCATCATCCCGCTCACCGCAGCCGACCGCGTCGAGATCGAACAACTCGCCGCCCGACTCCGCGCGGCCGAACCCGCACCCACCGTCGAACGCTGTGGCCTCACCGAGCTTCCGAAGGATCAATGCTCGCACTGCCGTCCCGGCGGCAACCGGCGGCCCGCCACCATCGACGGACGCCCGACCATCTTCACCGCGTCCTACCCCGGCCGGTGCGCACGGTGCGACGAGAAGTACCACCCCGGCGACACCGTCGAACGCGTCGGCGACAAGCAATACGCCGGACCATGCTGCATCGAGACCGTGCCATGACCGTCCGGACGAGGCCGCTCATCGGACCCGGCCCCGCGCCGACCCCGATGCTTCCATGCCCCGACTGCGGGCAACGCGGCCTCACCGTCCGAGCCGAGCAACCACCGGAATGCCGCTACTGCGCGCCGCGCCCCGAACCCGAAACGAGCAGCAGCATGACCCGAAACCGCGCCTCAGCCAAGGCGGCCGGTACTCGCTTCGAGACCAGCATCGCCGGCTACCTCGCCGACCAGGTCGACGACCGCATCGAACGCCGTGCACGCAACGGCGGGAAAGACCGCGGCGACATCAGCGGCGTCCGCGCACCCGGCGGCGGCCGGATCGTCCTCGAATGCAAAGACGTCGCCCGCACCAACCTTGCGGGCTGGACCGCCGAAGCCGAGATCGAACGCGGCAACGACGACGCGATCGCCGGCTTCGTCGTCCACAAGCGAGTCGGCACGGCGGACCCGGCGCGCCAGTACGTCACCGGGACGGTCGCCGATCTGGTCGCGCTGCTCACTGGCCAGAGACCGCTGGGAGGCAAGGAATGAGCCGCGCCGCTGCGCGCCTCGAAGGCCGCACCGCAACGCACCGCCCGGCGAAACGCCGCCGCCGGTTCCGCCACGACGACCTCGTCGCGGTCGACCTGTTCTCCGGTTTCGGCGGACTCACCCGCGGCATCGAGATGGCCGGGTTCACCACGATCATGGCCGCGAACCACAACGAGTACAAAGTCGAGGTCCACGAGGCGAACCACCCGGGCGCCGAGCACTGGATCGCCGACCTCGTCAACAAGGAGGCCTCGGACTACCACTCGGCGCGCGACCTCCCGGCCGGGGACATCCTTGTCGCCGGCGTGAGCTGCGTGAACCATTCGCAGGCGAACACGCAGAAGGCGTACGAGCAGGGCATGAGCTTGTTCGACCTCGACGACCCGGACTTCGACGCGCGGGTCACGCGCTCTGAGCGGGATCGCGCGACCGCGAACTGCGTGCTGCACTACGCAGCCGAACACCACCCGCGCCTGATCCTCGTCGAGTGCACGACCGAACTAGCTTCGTGGGGCCCGGCTCTGGTCGACCGACCGAAGGTCGGTGACGGCTCGACGTACCGGTGGTGGCTGCAGCAGTTCAAGAACCTCGGCTACGAATACAAGGTGCTGTACCTCAACAGCATGTTCTTCGGCGTGCCACAGTCGCGGGACCGCGGCTACTGGGCATTCTGGGACAAGCGGCTTCCGGCCCCCGACCTGGAACACCGGCCGGAGTCCTGGTGCGATCGCTGCTCCACAATCGTCCAGGCGGTGTGGACGTGGAAGACAGGCGTCCCGCCGACCGGCTCGATGCGGTACGGCAAGCAGTACCACTACACGTGCCCGGCCTGCCGACGCCCGGTGGTCCCGCCGATGACGCCGTCGGTCGCTGCGCTCGACCTCACCAAACTCGGCACCCGGATCGGCGACAAGCCGGTCAAGAAGCACCGCGACGGCAGCACTGGACCGCTGGCCGCGGCGACGATGGCTCGCGCCGAGCGGTGCCGCCAGAAGTTCGCGGACTTCCCTGCGGTGCTCATGCCCGCCAAAGCCGAGCATGGCACGGAAAAGCACCTGTGGCAGCCGATGTCGACCCAGACCAGTCAGCAGGAGACGGCGATCGTGTCTACCGGCGATGTCACGATCGCGACCGGAGCGGTCGTTGCTGCGCACCGGCACAACGGCGACGGGCAGCACATCACGCGGCCGATGGACACCGTGACTTCGACGCATGAGAAGGCGATCCTGCTCGCGGTCGACAACTACCAGGGCGCGCCTCGGTCCGCGGCTGAACCGCTGCCGACTCAGGGCGGGTCTGAGACGCTCGGCCTGCTGTCGGCCGGGGTGGTGCCGTTCCGGCGCAACACCGTCCCGACCGTGCACACCGAAGCAATGCCGACCGTGACGTCCGACCAGATGCCGGGATTGCTGACGGCTGCCGGGACGATCAAGAACAACGGTGCGATTCACGAGGCTGGCTATCGCGCTCATCCGGTCAGTGACCCGCTCGGGACGGTGGTGTCGTCCGGTGGCCAGTCGCTGCTGTTCTCCGGCTGGTACAAGCAGAACGGTAGCTCCGGCAGCGAGACTGCGCCGCACCCGCTGACTGATCCGCTCGGCACGCTCACCGCGCGCGACACGACCGCGATCCTGGCGGCCGAGTGGCGCGCGGCTCTGGCCGAACTGTCCCTTGAGGACTGCTTCTTCCGGATGATGGCTGCGCACGAGATCGGCGCGGGCTGCGGATTCGATGTCGACTTCCCGGGCTACGGCTACAAGGGAAGCTTCATCGTCTGGGGCTCGGCCCGCGAGCAGACGGACGGGTTCGGCAACGCCGTCTCCCCGAACGTCGGTGCCTGGATCGGCGGCCGGTTGCGCGCCATTCTGCATCGCGCGGAGTACGCCGCATGACCGCCCGCTGCAAGGCCGCGAAGTGTGGCCGCCCGCTGCGAACGGAAGCATCAAAGCGGCGCGGCTACGGCCCGGTGTGCTGGCGTCGCAAGATCGGCGACCGTCGCAGGGAACGTCGCCAAATGTTTCGGGAGGGCGGCCCGTGGCCGGAGGACCCTGACCAGATTCCGTTGCCGCTGAACGTTTCCGCCGTGGATGATGCGAGGAGGAGCCGATGAACACGTGCGCCACCGGCTGTGGCCGCCCGACCGACACCGCGCTGTGCCGCACCTGCCTCGACGACCTGACCAAGGCGTTGCGGGAAGTCGAATGGCTGTACCCCGAACTCGACGTCACGATCACCCGTCAGGCCAAGACGAAGCGCGGCGGCGTCGGGTTCGTCACCGGTGGCAGCGAATCCTCGACACCATCGAACCTCGGAGCGTCGAAGGTGGCAGACGACCTCCGCGACAACCTCGCCGGCTGGGTGCAGAACCTGTGGAACGACTACTCGGTGGACCGTGCCCCGCTGGACATCGTGATTCACCCGTGGCCGTTGGCGCGCTGGCTGTTGCGGCACCCGTCGTGGATGGCTGGCTGCTCGTATGCCGCGGACCTGTTCAACGAGATCACGTCGCGGGTGAAGCGTGCCTGGAACACGGTGCTGGGGCCGCGTGATCGCTTGTATCTCGGGATCTGCTCGGCGGATCTGATGGTCGGTGGCGATGAGAACGGCGAGCCGCTTGAGCATTGCGACCGGGACCTGTACGGGCTGCCGGATCGGGCGTTCGTCGCGTGCGCGTGCGGCTGGGAGTGGGACATCCAGGAGCGGCGGGCCTGGATGCTCAAAGCGATGGAGGACCAACTGCTGACCGCGACCGAACTGTCGCGGGCGCTGCCGACGTATCTGGATCGGCCGGACGACAAACCTGTTACGGCGTCGATGATCCGCGGCTACGCGGCGCGTGGCCGGTTGCTGCCGCATTCGGATGCAGCGTCGGAGGACCCGTTGCTCGACGAGGTACCGCGCGGTCGTCGTGCACCGCGGTACCGGGTGGGTGACGTGCTGGATCTGCTTGCCGCGCAACTGCTTCCGGAGGCGTCATGACCACGAACGACCAGGAGGGGAACGAGATGCCTGAACAGCTCGAGAACGCCAGCGAGCGGCCCGCTCAGCCGGGCGGAACGGCGCAAGCCGTGATCGCGGACTCGCTCGAACGGTTCCAACGGAACTGGGACCGTATGCACGACCTGTCCAGCAGCAAGGAGGAGCAGCACCAATCGTCAATGAACCTGATCCATTTCTTCACTCTCGTGACGCTGCTGGAGACGATCCGCCGCCAGGACCCGTGCCGTGCTGACGAGCTGACGCGGTGGTTCGACGAGATGTTCGAGGACGGCGGCGCGGGCGAAATGGTCTGGCAGTGGCGGCAGGAAGTCGCTGAGGGCAAAGAGATCACGCTGCCCGCCAGTGAGCGGCCGAATGCGGGCCCGGAAACGCCGTGCGGCTGGTACGGCGCGTTCTGGCGCGAACACGACCGGGCCGACGCCGCCGAGTTGGACCGCAACGAGTGGATGCGTCGCGCTAACGCCGGAGCCCGGCCGTTGGCCGACAAGCTCGCCGAACAGTCCGCCCGCGCCGAGGCTGCGGAGGCGAAGCTCGAAGAGTGGACGCTGTTGGAGAACGACCAGGCTCGACGGGTCGTCACCGTCGAACGCGAGCGTGACGAGGCTCTGGCGAAGCTCGACCAGGTGCGCGCCGAACTGGCTGACATCGATCCCGCGCAGGTCATCCACCACGTGACGGTCGACGGCGAAGGCGAAGAGGGTGACTGCCTCGATGAGTGCGAAGGCTGCGCGCTGGAGCGTATTCGCGCCATCGTCGAGCCCGTCACGGACCGCGAGGAACCGGCGAGCGGCTGGGACGTCGAAGCGGACTCCTACCGCATCAGCGAAGACCACGAGAAACCAGCGCAGGACATCTGGTGCCGCTCCGAAAGCTGCCAGTTCCGGAACTGGCGCAGCGGCTCCGTGCCGACGCATGAGCGCGGCCCAGGCTGCCCGCCACCCACGGCCAGCGAGGAACCGGCCAGCGAGACGAAGCCGGACCGCGATGGCTGAGTCGCTGATCCTACGAGCCGACGCGCGGTCGCTGCCGTTGCCGGACGAGTCGGTCGACCTCGTCGTCACCTCCCCGCCGTACTTCGGGTTGCGGTCCTATCGGGACGGCGGCGAGCACTACACCGGGCAGCTCGGCGCGGAGGCCTCGCCGAGCGAGTTCGTCGACGCGCTCATCGAATGCACCCGCGAGATGGTTCGCGTGCTCAAACCGAACGGCAGCGTCTTCATCAACCTGGGTGACAAGTACTCCGGTGCGCAGGGGCAGACGCAGACCGGGATCAACGGACGCCGGCACGTATCCGATTCGGCCGCGACGTGGCGGCAGACCGACCCGCGGCGGACCGGCATCCCGAACAAGTCGCTGATGCTGATGCCGGAGCGCTACCGGATCCGGTGCGTCGACGAACTCGGCCTGATCGCCCGCGCCGTGATCGTGTGGGCCAAGCCGAACAGCCTGCCCGAATCGGTCACCGACCGCGTGCGCCGATCGCACGAGGACTGGGTGCACCTGACCAAGCAGCCGCGGTACTACTCGGCGATCGACGACATTCGCGAGCCGGCGTCCGGATATGCCCGGCCGAACGGCGCGGGTCGTGAGCCGCGCGGCGGACAGAAGGCCCGGAAGATGCTCGACACAGTCAACCCGCGCGGTCGTGTCCCGGGCTCGGTCTGGGAGATCCCGACCCAGCCGTTCAACGCTCCTGCTTCGCTCGGGGTCGACCACTACGCGGCGTTCCCGATGGAATGGCCCCGCCGCCTGATCACCGGTTGGTGCCCGCCCGGTGGCACGGTACTTGACCCGTTCGGCGGCACTGGCACGACTGCTCTCGTCGCGGCCATGCTCGGCCGTCGCGGTCTCAGCGTCGACCTCTCCGCGGATTACTGCCGCCTCGCCACTTGGCGGGCCAACGACCCGAAGGAGCGGGCACGGGCCGCTGGCACCGACCCCACGAAAGTCACGGTCCCACAACCCGATCAACCCGACCTGTTCGGAGGCGCAGCATGACCGACGCCGACACCCCGCGCGTGCCAGACCTGCGCGAGCACGTCCGCAAAGCCCGTGGCTACGCAGAGGCGGTGGCCAGGCATCACCCCGAGGCGGCGCGCCGGATGAAGGTCATCATGATGATCCTCGACCAGCCCGCCGACGCCGTGAAGCTCGGCGACGTCGAGGCCGCGCGCGACACGGGCTACAACAACGGTTGGGACGTCGGTTACGCGAAGGGCTGGGAGGAGACCCGCGCCGAACTCGACAAGCTGCGCGTGGACATCCGCGCCGTGCTGGACGGCGCCGAGATCATGCTCGTGAAGCTCGATCTCATCCGCGCCATCCTCGACCGCGAGCCGGGCCGCGAGGAACCGGGGTGCTGCACCGCTTGCAACGGCGGGGGAACCGTTCCCAGCGGCTACCCGTGCGAGGACTGCTACGCCACCGGCCACTGCCACCCCGAAGGCGTGGCATGCGGGCCAACCGCCCTTCAACCCGCCCCCGCACCGCGCACGCTGCTCGGCTGGATCGTGCCCGACCACGTGATGACGTTCGAGGTTGCGCCTGGCACGCACACGCTCTGGTGCTTCAAGCACATGCCGCGCGTGGGAAGCGGACGAGTCGTCACGCCCTGGGCCGTCAGCGGATTCCTCCGCTACCACGCTCACGGCCAGGTCGTCGAGCACCAGCCGGAGGAGGGCGACCGTGGCTGACACCTACGCCAAACGGCACCAGCACGACGCCGACGATCGCGACCCCGGGTTCTGCAAATGCGGGCTCGCGGCCGGTGCATGGCGGCACACCGACACCAGCGCGTACGTCGAACGGCGGTTAACGGCCGAGGTGTGGAAGGAACTGCGCGGCGAGGAGGCCGGCCGTGGCTGACGAACCGTTGCCTGAGCACCGCGTCGCGATCACCGTGTTCGTCACCGCTGCCGGAGTCGACGCGCTCGACGCCGCGCACGTCGCCGAATGCGCGGTCCGTCAAACAATCTGGACCGCCACTGGATCAGACCGGAAGCGTCCGCCGCTGACCATCCTGGCCAAGATCCGGCTAAACACCTACCCGGTTCAGGTGGTCCGTGTGATGGAGACCGGCATGGCTGCTGGGAACGGCTACCTCTGGACCTCGCCGACAGCTAAACCGTTCCGCGAGTTCGGCGATGAGGAGACCAACCGTGCCTGAAACCGGTATCACCTCCACGGCGCTGCGAAGACGCACGTAACGTTGCGCCAACGAAGAACGACTGACCTTTCAATCGGTACGGATCTGGCCATTGGAAGGTGTTCGTGGACGCGGCTAGTGCGGCACTGATTGGTGCTGGGATCGGGCTCAGCGGCACACTCGTGGTGCCAATTGTTACAAGTTGGCAGGGTCGGCGTGCCAAGTTGCATGAACTGAAGCGAGACGCCTATGCGTCGGCGATTGCCGCCATGGTTGGCATCCTGTACGCAGAGAATGAGAACAGGCGCGAGGCATACCGCGAGATTCTTACGGCGCTCGGTCGTATCGAAATGTTCGGCGGTCGTCGAGCTGCGAATGCGTTCAACGATGTAGCCGAAGGATTGGAAGACTGGGTCGATGGCGGCACCATCGGCGATTTCCGAGCACCGATGAACAAGTTCCAGAACATCGCGCGAGTTGAAATCGGCTCAGAGCACCCGATCAACCGGATCGGAAGACTGATCCTGTGGCTCTGGAAACTCATCGATCCTCGCCCTTCAAAACGGGGCGAGCGACCATAAGGTTCACGCCTTGAGCTGATGCGCGTCCACCGGGCTGACTGGCACGATCGGCCCGGTGGACGATCAAGACGACGCAGTCCGGCAGTTGCTCGCCAACACCACCATCAAAAACGGTCTCACGCTCCCCAGCGGGCGAAAAGCCAGCGGAGTCGACGACGAAGGCGAACCGCCAGAACCCGACGACCCCGGCGACGACCTCGCCGCAGCCGCCCGGTTCACCCTCGCCCGCATCAACGAAGCCGGACCAACAGCGTCCGTACCCGAGGGATACCGCGACCTCGAAGGCCGCCGCTCACTCATCGAAGTGTGGCAAGCGAACCGCTGGCACCGCGACCAGCCCGACCCGCTCTACACCCGGCTCCCGTTCCTCCTCGCCCGCGCATGGTGCACCCACCCCGACTACGACCCAAACTGGAACTACCGGTAGCCGCGCCTACACGTCCAGGCTGCTCGCGTCGAGCATGTGCCCGCAGTACTCCGGCTCACCCAACCGCAGCGGCACCTCGGTCCTCAGAGAAGCCCAGAACGCGCGCGCCCGCACCGTCTGTTCCACCTTCGTCGTCGACCAGCGATAGCCCGGGCCGCGCGACAACGCCGCCTCCACCAGCAGCGAACCCACGCCGAGCCGCATGCAGTCCTCATCGACCCGCACCTGCTCGATCACCCCAAGCCGGTCCGCGGCGCACATCTGCACATCCACGTCGCCCACCGGTTGGCCGCGTACCTCGAGCACGATTTGCCCGACACCGGCCGGAGTGGACGGCGGCCGAGCGGTCAGGTGCAGCCGCGACTCGCCTTTCGTGACCTGCTCGTGCCGCAGGGCTAGGTCGACGTCGATCCACATCGATCGGGGCAGCCGCAGCTCGCCGCAGAGGTTGCACGAGTGGTGGTGCGTCCACAGGTCTGGGTTGAACGAAGAGTTCCGGCCGGCTACGTCGAGCCGGTGGCCGTTCAGGCAGTACTCGTGCCGTCGCGCAGGACGAACGGGCAGGTCAAGGCGCGAGGCAGCTGGTGCGTTGGGGCGGTCGTGCACGTTCGGAGTATGCCTGACAGGTTGCCAACAGTCGAACACATGTTCTACGTTCGGGTGAGTCGGGTCTGCTCCAACCCCGAGGCGGGCCCGACACCCCATCACAATCCGGACACTGCGGTAACAGCCGCAACCACCCCCGCGACTCAACCCCCAGACTCACGCCGAGGGGACAGACGCATGACCGAGACCACCGGCAAACCCGCGCTCAGCAAGCCGATCATCGCCGCGACCGCCGTAATCGTCCTCGCCGCCGTCGCCGGCGTCATCTGGCTCGTCCGCGCCAACAGCGACCCCGCGCCCACCGACTACCAGGTCACCGTCTACGGCAACGTCTCCGCGTCCTGGTACGACGAGACCGCGAAGACCCACGACCTCGACATCAGCACCGCCACCGCCACGGAGACCGTCCACGGCTCCAGCATCACTGTGAACGTCGAGTCGACGCTGCCGAACGGCGCATCCTGCGTGATCAAGGACGTGAGCGGGAAGGTGGTCGCCGAGGACGGCGGACTGCCCGCAGCCGGGACGACCGGGCTTGCCGCGATGTCCCGGGCGACCTGCAAGGTGGGTAAGTGATGGTGTACGCACCTGACAACCACACCTTGCGCGAACTCGGTAGATTCACCTGGGCGGCAATGTTGCTCGAGGACGCAGTCATCAGCCTGTGTCGAGTGATCGCCCCGGGGCCGCTGATCTCCGGAGGGCTGGTGTCGCAGTACCTAGCGGAGGCGCGAGATGTCCTCAAGGGCTGGCCGTCGAGCGCTGACCTTACCGAGGTGTTGACGTGGCTGCACGACGCTGAGACGGCGCTCGATGAGGAGCGAAACCAGATTCTGCACGCGACTCCTGAAGCGTTGATCAATCCAGACACTGGAGAATACGTGCGGAGCTTTGGGGTCATGCCGCGCAAGGGCAGGCAGGGAAAACCCGATCGGCCGTATCGCAGGCGTCCGGTCGAAGTCGGGCATCTCCGAGACGCAACGCGCAGGATGGCCATGCTGGACGCCAGATTCGCGGATATCGATGCCGCGGTCATGCTCGCGGACCCGAACTCGACGATGGACCCGGCGAAGTTGCGGAACCCTTTCGCGAACCCTTCGCCGAACCCTTCCGGGAATCCTTCGGACGGGTGACCCTGACCACAACATATTGTGGTGTCGAACCCTTCGCGGACCCTACGCGAAGGGTATGGCGAACCCTTCGCCGAACCCTTCGATTTCGTCACCCGTTGGAAGGATTCGGCGAACCCTGAGTGGTAGTGGTAGGGGAAGTGGTTCTCTTACGTCTCGTAGATGGTTGAGTTTCTGGGTCGCGCACACGCACGCCCACACGCGTACGCGAGCGCGCGACGCCCGCACACGAGCCCAGCCCGCCGAGAGATCATCACCTCGGGTGATTGCGCTCGACCAGCGCGAACGCAATGATTTGTCATCATGCGGATCAGTGGGTCGGTCGAGCAGTAGCTCCCACCACCACCGCGACACTCCCGCCCCGAACGGAGTTCGCCCCATGCCCGCACCGATCACCGCAGCCGACGTCGACCAATTCGCAGCCAACCTCGACATCCAGCTCACGCCGTGGCAGCGCGACACCCTGGTCGACGCCTGTGCCATGCGCCGCAGCACCGGACGCTGGCCCATCCTCATCGCGACCCGACGCAACGGACTCGCCACGATCCGCCGCATCTCACGGCAGCTGGCAACCGACCGCGAAGCCTGACCCCCCTGGCCGATTCCAGGAACCCCCACCCCATCCGGAACAGGCCCACCCCATGCCGACCTGGACCTGCACCCGACCAGGCTGCCCTCAGCCATCCGCCACACCCGGACGCCGCGGCCCCTGCCAACGCCACACCCAGCAAGACCAACGCCACCGCGCACGAACCATCCCCACCAAACGCACCCGCGACTGGACCGAGACCAACCGGCGACGCGCGGCCGTCCGAGCCTGGCGCGAACAGCACGGCGACTGGTGCCCCGGCTACCTCGTGCCAGCCCACGCGGCCACCGACCTCACCGCCGACCACGTCACCCCAGTCGCACGACACGGCCCACCCGACGGCCCGCTCGCCGTCCTCTGCCGATCCTGCAACGGACGCAAGGCCGCATGCTGACGGAGGAGCTGACAGTGATCACCACCGACGGACACCTCGCGATGGTCACCATCAACCGCGAGACCGGCGAGGCCGACACGGTCACGTACCGCGTCACCGGCTACACGCCCAGCTGCGACGACCAGGGCGACGACATCCTGCACGTGGTCGACCAGCACGGCGACGCGTACGAGATCATCCGCCGACCAGCAACCAGGGCCGAGCAGGACAGCAGGGCACAGGCAGGCACCACCAGCGTCGTCGATCATCAGAAGTCGATCACATAAAGATCAACAAGTGATCAACATGTGCATGATCAACCACCCCGGGGAGAGCCCCCACCCCCCGGTCAACGCGCTCCTCGCCCCGGGCAAGGCCGGATCGCGCGCGGACGAAACTCCAGGGTTGTCGTAACCGGGCCATGATCGGGTGCCGGACGGAGCCCGGTACAGCCCTCGGCCCAGGCCCGTCCACGGGCAGGACGCGGAGGGCGCTCATGGCAGTTCGAGCTGGTTGGCTCGTCGGCCCGACCGAGACCGGTTCCGAAGTCACGCCGATCGACGACGTCGTCGGCCACACGCCTGGCGATGACTGCGCCTGTCTGCCGTACGTCGAGTTCGTGCCGGGCGATAGCTCGGCGGGCTGGATGGTGGTTCACCACGCCTGGGACGGCCGCGAGTAGCTCGGAGGTGGCGATCGCATGGGCACCACTGGCCGGCCGAAGAAGCCGACGAACATCGCCGTCCTGCACGGCGACCGCAAGGACCGGATCAACACCTCCGAGCCGAAGCCGTCCGCTCTAGTTGTTGAGCCGCCGTCGTGGCTCGGCGAGCAGGCCATCGAGGTGTGGAACCACCTCGCCCCCGACCTGAAGGCCAAGGGCGTGCTGACCGCGTGGGACTGCGAAGCGTTCGCCGCCTGGTGCGACGCCGTCGTCCGCCGCCGCCACGCCTCGAAGCGGCTGCAGGTCGAAGGCGAAGTGATCGAGCTGCCGGTGTTCAACAAGAACGGCGAGCAGGCCGGGTTCCGGATCGGCAAGAACCCGTGGACGCTCGTGCTCAACGAAGCCGACGCGCAGGTCCAGAAGTACGCCGCCCGCTTTGGATTGACGCCGTCCGACCGGGCTGGCCTGTCCATCGGGGAGGCGTCCCGCGATGCAGACGACGACCTCCTCACCGGCTGACTACGACCTCGAAACACGCTGGCGCCCGGACGACGATTCGGGCCCGCTCTGCGGGTACACGTTCCGCGGCAAGCAGTGCCCGAAAAACGGTGCGCACTACTGCGAGCCGCGCGCCGACCGCGTCGTCACGTTCTTCGCGCGGATGCTGGTCCACGTCAAAGGCCCGCTGAAGCGCACCCCGTTCCTGCTGCTCGACTGGCAGGAATTCGAGATCATCCGGCCACTGTTCGGGGAAGTGCAGTGGTCGAGCGAGTGGGGCACGTACGCGCGCCGCTACCGCATCGCCTACATCGTCGTCGCCCGCAAGAACGGCAAGTCCGAGATCGCGGCGGCGATCCAGCTGTACATGCTCGTCGGCGACGACGAGGAGAGCGCCGAGATCTACTGCGCGGCCAAGGACACCAAGCAGGCAGGGAAAGTGTTCGAGCCCGCGCTGCGGATGGTGCAGCTGTCGCCGAGGCTTTCCAAACGGCTCAAGCACATCAAGAACGCGCGTCGCCTCGTGGACGAACAGTCCGGGTCGCACTACGAGATCCTCACCGCGGACGCCGAGGGCGAGTTGGGGCACAACCCGCATGCGTTCAACCTCGACGAGGTGCTGTCGCAGCCGGACGGGTCGATGTGGGAAGCCATGACGACCGCGGCCGGCGCGAGGCTGCAGGAACTGATGTACGCCACGACGACCGAAACCGACGACGACAGCTCGTTCGGCGCGGACCTGATCGACGAAGCGGAGAAGACGCAGGAGGATCCGAGCCGGGCGCCGCACGTGTTTTCGTTCGTGCGGAAGCTGCCGAACTCGGACGACGAACTCGAGCGGCTGCGCTCGACGTTCCCCGGCCACCCGCACCTGCCGGTCAACCTGGACGCGTTCGACGAGCGGAACTGGAAGTGGCCCAACCCGGCGCTCGACCAGTTCAAGTCTCGCGACGCGTTGCGACGGCAAGCGCTGGACGCGAAAAACGACCCGGCCAAGGAAAACGGCTTCAAGCAGTTCCAGATGAACCAGCGGGTGCAGCAGAAGTTCCGGTGGATGCCGATGCACCTGTACCGGGCGAGCGGCGGCGACGCCAACGACGTCTGGTTGCGCCCGGACTACCACCGCGACCGGCTCCTCGGTCGGCAAGCGTGGGCCGGGATGGACCTCGCGTCGCACTCCGACCTCACCGCCTGGTGCACACTCATCCCCGAAGACCGGTGGGTACATGCGCTGTGGCGGTTTTGGATCCCGGAGCCCGCGCTGCGTGAGTTGGACAAGCAGAACGACGGCAAGTTCTCCCGCTGGGTCAAGGAAGGCTGGATCGTCGCCACTGAGGGCCCGGTCGTCGACTACGAACGGCTCTATAGCGACGTCGCCGAGGAAATCGCCGACTTCGACCTCCTCGCGGTCGATGCGGACAGGTGGTCCGCGCCGCCGGTGATCCAACGCATCGAGAACGAAACCGGGTACTGGAACATCGAGTCGTACAAGAACGACTTCCAGTCGATGACGCTCGGCATGAACGAGCTGATGGGGCTCGTGAAAAAGGGCCGTCTGTTGCATCACGGGAATCCGGTCGCCGAATTCTGTTTCGACAACGTCGAGGTGCGGAAAGCGCCGTACGACCCGGAATTGATCCGGCCGGACAAACCTGCCCGTGACCGGACCGGGCGCCGGATCGACGCCGTGCCTGCGATGGCAATGGCGTGCAACGCGATGCTCCGCGCACCGGTCGAGGACGAAGAACCGCAGAAAGCCCAGATCGTCGTGTCGAGTCGAGGGAGGACCGCGTGAAGCTCTCCGACCTCACCCCGAAGCAGTGGTACGACCGGCTCGCCGCGAAGACCGGTCGCCAGCGGGACAAGGCTCTCGACTGGTGGCAGTACATGGATCTCGATCAGCCGCTCATCTACGTGGCACGGATCCTCGCCGAGCAGGACGACCGGTTCCCGCCGCTGCTGCTGCCGTGGCCGGAACTCATCGTCGAAACCGTCGTCGAGCGGATGAAGCTCGAAGCGTTTTTGCTGGCCGACGAGAACCCGGTCGACGAACTCGGCACGTGGTGGACGGCGAACAACATGCCGGAGGATTCGCCCGAAGCATGGACGGCGGCCAGCGTCGGAGGCGAGCATTTCTTCATGGTCGGGCCGGACGGTCCGGCCGGGATGCCGATGCTGACGACCGAGTACGCAGACCAGGTCGCGGTGGAACTCGATCCGCGGACTCGGCAGCCTCTCGCGGGGCTGAAACTGTGGAAAGAGGAAGAGAGCGACACCAGCGAAACCACGCACGGTGCGCTCTACTTGCCCGGCTGGCCCGGGGTTACCGATCGCAAGTTCGGTCTCGGTACTGTCTACGAGTTCGAGAACGGCGAACTCGTGAGATTCCGCAGGCTGGAGAAATGGTCGGCTGAGATCGCGAACGACCCAAGTCTGCCGTCGGTGCCGTTCGTGCCGATCCTGACCCGTCCGCGCCGCGGTGTCGGCTGCTCCGATCTCAAGCAGGCGAAGCACTTGGTCGACGGCGCCAACCAGTTCGCGACTAACCTGATGGGTGCTGGCGAGCACCACGCGGTCGGCCGCAAGTGGATCGTCGGCGCGACCGCCAGCGACTTCAAGGACGAGAACGGGAATCAGATCCCGCTGTGGAAAGTCGCCATGGGCGATGTGTGGGCGATCCCGAACCAGCCGTCGAAACCGAACCAGAGCGTGCCGCCGACTCAGGTCGGGCAGTTCGCGGCCAGTGACCTGCGGAACTTCCACGAGAGCCTGAAAACTCTCGCGCAGTTCGTCGCGTCGAAGTACGGGATGCCGCCGGCGTACATGGGCTACAGCTCGGACAACCCGCCGTCTGCGGAGTCGATCCTTTATTCGCTGGAGCGGTTGATCCTGCGTACCGAGGCACACCACACCTGGTACGGCGGATCGGCCCAGCGATCGGCCCGCCTTGCATGGGCGATCATGGGCAAGGACCCGAAGCAGCTCATCGGCATGGAATCGAAGTGGAAGTCCGCGGCGATGCCGACGATCGCGTCCGCGATGGACGCGGCCGTGAAGGGCGTGCAGGGCAACATCTTCGACGCCGAAGAAGCCTGGGACATCCTCGGATTCTCGCCCCAACGGCAGAAGCGTCTTCGCGAACGCATGGGCCTGAACCGGACCACGTTCGTCCAGACCGCAAACGACCTGCGCAACCTCGACGTCGGCGGCGGTGCCGGCGTGAACCCGGCGGTGCCCAGTGCTCCCGTCCCCGCTCTCTGACCTCGCGAACCGGTACGGGGCCGTCACCGACAACGCGACCCGCGCCGCTCTCGCCGCGGTAGCCGACACCACTCGCGGAACGGTCTCGCCGGAGGCGTGGCGGGACGCCATCGCGAAAATCGCACCGGAGTTGCTGCAGCTCCAGACTGATGTGGCCGGGGTCGCGGACACCTACGTCGCGAAAGCGTTGAAGGCACAAGGTGCCGGGCCCGCGGCGGGTGCCGTCGAGGTGAATGCGGCGGGGTTCGCCGACCTCACCGACGGCGGCGGGTCGTGGATGCGGAACCTGATCTACGCGCCGATCTCGACGCGGGCGGCGAACCGCAGCCTTGGTGTCGTCGAGGCGCAACGGCGGGCGCAGCTGGTCGCGACGTCGATCGTGTTGTCCGGGATCCGCGACACCGGCAGGGCCGCGATCGGCGCAGCAATGTGGTCGCAGGGCGCGCTTCACTACGTGCGTGTGCTGAACGGCGTCACCTGCGCCCGATGCGCGGTCCTCGCCGGCCGCCGGTACCGGGTGTCGGCGTTCCAGCGGCATCCGCGGTGCGACTGCCGGATGGTGCCCGCCGCGGAGGAACCGGCCGAAAGCTGGGCGGTCGACCCGAAGGACTACTTCCGGTCGCTGTCCACAGAGGCCCAGAACCGGGTGTTCACCGCCGCGGGCGCGCAGGCGATTCGCGACGGCGCGGACATCTCGCAGGTCGTCAACGTCCGCCAAGGCGTCACCAGCGGCATGGCCTACGGCCGCGAAGTCCAGGTCACGACCGTCGGGACGACCCGGCGCGCCGTGTTCGGCGGTTACGAAGTCCTCGAGGACGGCCGGTTCCGGAAGCGCGCGGACAGCGAGTTGCGCCGCAAGGTCCGGGAAGGCGACCGCGGAAGCCGCTATTGGCGGCCGAAAGCTCCCCGGCTTATGCCGGACGAGATTTACCGCCTGGCCGAGGAATTCGGCTGGGACCGGGCGGAAGTGCTGCGCCAGTTGCGGCGCTTCGCCTACCTGCTCTGACATGCGACGTGCAGGGCGCATCCTCGACGCGCGACGCGCGAGGACGACCACCGGAGGACCGCGCGATGCGCACGAACACCCTGCCCACCCACCCGAGCATCGTCGACCCGCGGACGGGCGATCCGCTGCGTGCTGTCGGCATCGTC